GCTTCTTCAAACGATTTTCGATCTTCAGGCGTTCCTGGGTACGCATGGGTATATGGACTGCTATTGACAATAAACTGAGGCGCAGCAACTTCATTCATCCCATCCCAGGATTGCACGTCCTGCGCCTTCTTCCATGCGGCGTCATCAAGAGACTTGACGTATTCCTGTGAGGACATTGTTGCCATGATTACTGAATCGTCTGGAAGTTGAGTAGGCCAGTCAGGTTAACCCCATTGATTGACCCGATCAGATTCATGGCCGTGTTGTAATTATTGACCGTCGCGTTGTATTGAATCCGCTTGGCATCATCCCCCATATTGGATTCAGCAATTCCATTCAAAGCATTCATAGTTGCACTGGATAGGCTTGACGCCGCCCCGCTTGCCGCGATCAAGGTTTGATACTTGGCCTGAGTGTCCGCGAGGTAACGCTTCGTGCCATCGTCCATCTTGGCAATCGTCTGGGCAGATAGAAGAGAGGCGGCCACAATCCCGGCTTTGTTCTGCGCATCAGCATTGGCGGCAGCGGCAGCATTAGCTGCATTGGCATTGACCAGATTCGTCTGTTGCTGATTCGCTGTATATTGAGTTGATGCGGCATTCTGCGCTCCAGCGCCAAATGCGGCAGCAGCATTCTCGAAACCGGCATTTGCGAGAGATACGGAAATCTTCGCCGCAGCGTTCTTGAATATCGCGTCATTCTCCGCGGCCATCTTCAACTGCATCGCCGTGTTTTTCAGAGTTGCGTTGAGTTTCGCAACATCCGTTTCACGCATAGCGTTTGACTCTAGCAGAGCGTTGATCGTGGTCGTCGTCAGTTCATTGGCTCGGTCATTCGCCGCCTTGTTGGTCAGGGCGAATTGATCCAAAGCGGCCTTGTTCTTAGCCATGCGGTCGTTGTAGGCCGCAGCATCAAGCGCCCCAATTTGAGTCGCATACTTGAATAGCGCGTCTTCAGAAGCAAGTTGTGTAGCCTGAAGCGCCATGGATGAATTCATTAACCCGCGTTCAGCCATGCCTTGAGTTGCGGCTAGTTTGGCTTCGTCCTGGGCTCTCTTCATCAAGGGTGACCCTGAATCGATCAGGCTCTTGATCTGGCCGGCCACAGTACCCTGTGTCGGGTCGAATTCGGTCGCAGTAGCTACAGCATCCGGAGAGGCTTTGTAAGTAGCGAGCTGATCCTTTGTAGGCGTTGATGCCGTTGCAAGTCCGCCATTTGCTGTAGTCGGATCAAAGCTGCTCAAAGAGTCCTTGCTGATATTCCCGACACTAGCATCAGCCAGGGGCGCCGTATAGGTTGAAACGTCAGCCTTGGCCGTGGTCGGCGCATTTACTGCGTCATAACTGTGAGTATCAACAGAAATGTCACCGGAAGTTTCCGGTTCGTTTTTTGTTACGTCTGGAGTTTTAACGGTGTTGTTTATTGGATTGCCGTTAGCATCGAATCTCAGGCCGTTAGCGGAAACATATCCGGATACTGCATTCCCTGAAATTACATTCTCCGCTTTTGCTGCTTTAGCGTCAGCGGCGGCTTTCATGGCATCTGTCAGTTTAGACCCAACCAATCCTTGTTGAGTCCAGTAATTTCCGCCCGCGGTATCTGCTTGCCGATTAAATAGATTGGGGTCTAGGTATGCGGCCTTGACTTCAGGCGAGACATACCCAGAATCAATCTTCGCAGCGTTCGCTTGAGTTTGAGTGTCGCCAGCGGCAGTAGCAAAATTCTTGGCAAAGTTGGGATCGTTCATCCACCAATTAACTTCATCTTGGCTTACATTGGTTCTTCCGATTCCTTCGTATGCCTTTCGAACATCCGCTTCTGTAGCCATAATTGACTCCGATTAAATTGCTGCCAACAACTCATCGCACTTCTCAGTGCACATCTTTTTCCAAGTGAGTAAGAAGTTCCGCTTCCCATCTGGATCATGCGCCCACCACTGCACGCCTTCGTCATTGATACTGGTGACATCGTTGCGCCAAACCTTGTGGTACAGGTCTAGGATTTCTTGCGGCGGGAAGTAAGGTGCGGGATGCAGACTTCCATAAAATCCCGTGATGCAATCGACAAGCCCGACGCACTTTGCATCCATGAAATTCTGGTAACTGATTCCAAAGAAACCACCGTCAGCCCAATTCGGCCCCCAAGAGTTCTGCATCAGAAACATCTGCGCTGCGTCATCGTAGCCGATGCACACAACCTCATGATCGCCACGGCTCGTTGATGTCGGTAACCAGACCGTCCGGCGCCAGTCTTTGCACTGCCCAACACTGGCATCAAAGTTACCGCAAATATGGATCAGGAAATTAACCGGCTTGCCCTGTGCGAGATGCGTCTTGACCCAGTTTATCGGGTCTTCAAACCAGTTCATCAAAGCAAAGGTTGTGATCTTGTACTGCGCGGCTTCCGCATCAAGCGTAGCAGGCGGCTGTTGATTCTCGGGGCTGGTGTAGGGCCATGACGCGTCAAGGCAGCACCCCTTGGTCTTGAGTACTTGTAATGCGAGTTCAGGGCTGGAGCCTTCCTGACCGAGCGAATTACCGAGAAGCCGCGCGTAGTAGTAAAGATACAATTCCGAGAAGTCGAGCTTTCGTCCGTCGCGTTCGTGCAGGACTTGAAGCGCTTTGCACTTGGCGAATGGATTGCATGTGCCGAGACTGCCTTGATCCTCAACGAAGTTGATATTGGGGCGGAGATCGACTTGCGGAGGTAGAATCACGCTGGCCACCCGGCAGCAAGATCAATCGCCGCAATCTCCTGCACGGTAGCGGCGGCGTTGATCAACTCAGCCAAGGCGCGCTCACGACTGAAACAGGCTTGCACATGCGCGCCCACTGCGTCAGCGATCGCATTGACCGTTGCGGCATTGATCTGCACCCAGCCGCCTTCTCCTTTCCAGTCGATCAGCACATCGGGTTGCTGCTGCGCGCGGCACCACGCACCTATAATCAACGCTTGCGACTCTCGATCGGTCTTGATCTGGGCGCCGCCTACCGTGATGCCCGCAGTCTCCCGGTAAAAACGCTCTTGTGCGAGTCTCGCCAAGGCTGCGCTAGCCGCAGACGGGAGCAAATTGGCAATTCTCGCGTCCCGATCCGCCGCTACCGTATCCAGCCGCGCCTGATCAATGACCGACCACCCGCCGCCGCTGTAGCTGTATGCGGCCCCAATAAAATCCGCCGGCAAACTCGCATCGGCCACGGTAGAATTGCCGAGACAGAAGGAATAATCAACCCATCCCGCGCCAGCGACCCGATCCTCACTCAAGACAATATCGTCGCCCGCATACATCACCGCAGAATCGGAATGTCTGATCAGAATTTTCATTGCGCTACCCCCGTTTGAGCCACAATCGCCTGTAGATAGCCGCTGGTCCCCTGATAGACCATCACTGCCGCGCCGTTAGCGTTATACGAAGCGACCGAAAAATAACCAGACGAATCGGCATTGAATACGGTTCTGTCGGACGCGATGTAGGGTAAACCGGAATCGATCCGGTAAAGTATGGCTGTGCCATAGCTATCAGGATTCGAGGTGTAGCCGATCAATGCCACTCCTGGACTAATCAGACCGACCGCCCCGTATAACGAACCGATGGAAGTGCAAGAGATTGATTGCCCGATGCCATTGCCGGTCACGGACACATCGCTCCCGCCGGTCAAACTCATGCGCACAGAGGTCAAAGGCGCTGCCCACATGGCTACTGCCTCGTGCGAATTGACTTTAAGAGTACCGGAATGAATCCCGGCCGCAGAAGCGCAGGAATACCCTGAATGATGCGTCAATGTTGTGCCGGATAGTGTCAAACAGTTACCGTAAGTCGCGGGCGTGCCTATGCCGTATGCCAACAGAATTTTTGTGTCTGTGAGCGGGCACAATGAAAACCCAATAGGCGTCGAAGCGTTATAGTCCAGCGTGGCGCCAGTAGTGATGACGCTTGATGCTACGGTTAAGTGATGGACGCAAATATTCGCGGTCGTGGCGGACCAGTAGGCAAATACTGCCGTGGTACTACTGAGTGGCGCGATGGCAGTAGGCAGGCCCAAGGTGCTGTTATCGAGCGCCTTGATCGTGCCGGGCGTCGGCACGGTGCCGGAGACGTTAATGACTACCGCATTGCCCTTTCCTGTGGTGTGATTGTAAAACCCGACAATCGCCTGACTATCGGTCAGCGCACAAATCGATGGATAGCGAGAGTCGGCAGCGTTCATCGCTACCGGCGTGCCCGGTGTGATCGTCGCGCCGGCGACCGTAAAAACGACAGCATACAGATAACCGCTCGGGGGGTACCGATAAGCGGCGACGCCTTTGGTCGCGGAGAGCATGCATACGCTGGTCTGTATCGCAGTATCGGCATGCAGCGTGGTCGCCGCGCCGAAACTTAGCAGCGTATTGGCTGGACCATGATGCCCCCCGATCCACACCCCCGCCGACGTGCTATTGTCGGAAAGATACAGCGTCGTCGTTTTACCCTTTGTGACAATTGCCAGCACGTTGGCCGATGTATCGACAAGGGCGTAGTCATAGCCGTTCGCCGAGAACACAAATAACTCGCCACCTTCGGACAGAGTCGTGGCGTTTGGCATGTTCACCACCTTGCCTGTGACGGTCATGTTAATAGATTGCAAGCGGGTGCTGGCAGCGGTGAGCGTCACGTCGACGGCGCTGGTGGTTACGGTTGCTCCGCCAGATACCGACGGGATCGGCATCGCCGCCTTGAGATTCGCGAATGTCAATTTCTTAAGCGCATTTGAAGCCACCGAATCCACAATGGGCAATTCATCAGCATCGACCGGCGTGGACTTGCTCGTGGCGGCGTGCGTGACGCTGGCTAGTGCACTCGCGTCGACCGTTCCGGTTGCGCCGGTCGGCCCCTGGCTGCCACTAACGGCAATCGTCCAATCCGCTTTAGTGCCACTACCGCCGATGCCGAGCACATTGACCACCAGGCTGGTCGAGCTGTAGCTGGTCACCTGGCCGTGCATGTAGTTGGCCGGATCGGCGTCCGATGTCGCCAGCACGAACATACCCGCAGCGTATTGCTTGCCGCTTTGGGTGGTGAAGGTTTTCGAGCCGGTACCGATGGCCAGGCTGGTGGTGCTGGTCGATTTGACAGCGGCGGCGGCGCTGGCGGCATCGCTGGCGCTATTGCTGGCGGCCGTGCGGTCAAGTCCGGTTTGAACTCGATCAGCGGCGGTAGCAACCGCATCGGCAGCCGTCAGAACAGCTTTTGCTGTAGCAATGCCTGCCTGAGTCGTCGCAGTACCTGCCTGCGTTGTAGCCGTGCTTGCGTTTGTTCCACTCGACACGACATCGGCGGCCGTCGCCGCAGCATCGAGTCCGGTTTGAACTCGATCAGCAGCAGCTAAACCGGCTTGTGTCGTTGCGGTTCCGGCCTGAGTTGTCGCGGTTGAAGCGGAACTGCTTGCTGATGAGGCCGACCCAGAAGCGGCGCTAGCACTTGCCGCCGCCGCTACCGCACTTGCCGCCGCGGAAGTGGCCGCGGTATTGGAATTCGCGGCGACATGGAAATATCCTGTTGCCGTTGAATAGGTCAGATCAACGGCGCCGCCCGCCGTAATGTCTCCGGCAGTCAAGACCGAGCTGTCAATCAGCCGAATTGACTTGACGCCAAGACTATTGACGTTGATCGTCGATGCGCCGGTATTGGTATTGAGTGGCCGCATCCTGACATGAAGGCCATCAATATATTCGCTCGGAGTATAGGGAAGCGAAACAAGATAAGCGTCCGCCGTACCGGTATCCACAGCGTAATTCGTTGTTCCGCGCTTCAAATTAAGTTCAGTTGGAAGTTTGTCGAATGCCGCATCAACAGCCGCATCAAGGTCATTGACATTCGTGGAACGAGCGAGTGTAGCAGCCTCAACATCGGTTGGGCTGGTAAAGTAAAGATTGCTCATGGTGTTTCCTTTTAAGTCACCAGATGGCGGACGATGTAGTAAATAATCGCCCCTTGCAGGGTATGCCCGAGATCAATATCTGAATTGGTGTAAGTGACTAGAGACATATTCGTTCCGTCGCCATTGATTGATATTTCAGGATTCGCAACGACCTGGCTGTCGTAATAAAAACCTTCCCAGTGATCAACATCCCAATAGCCGCCACTGCCTTGGCTATCAAGAGTCGTCGTTGGATGTTGAGAAATTTCACTCTTGCCATAACTGAAGTCAGGGTGAATGCGAATTTCCGAATAGCCAGAGGTTTCCATTTCGAGAATTGCTTTCAGGAAGCTCTTTTCATATGCTGGGCTCTTGAAGTGATAGAACGGCAATCTCACAAAACCTTCAATCGCTGTTCCGTCGAACGAACTTCCCTTGTCGGCCTGATAGACATATCCGGTACTATCCCCAAGGAAAATCACATCCTTGCCGTTGGCGTCTTCTCCGGAATAAGCACAAGTGATATTCACTGGGTACTTGAACTGGCTGTACTCTTCAATCAATCCGTCCCGGGTTGATACGATGGTCATGGAGATTCCAGTTCCGTCGCTTCCGTACAATCGATACTGGTTCCGAGTCTTGTAGGTCGCACTGGCAACAACTACCGAGCGCATGTCTGCAATCAATCGTTGAACTTGGCGGCTGACTGTTGCATGCTCAAAGTTTCCATACTCTTGCGCGGTCCTGATCTTGGTGATGCCGCGGTCATCCAGGGCATACGAAGATCCAAGATTCTGCAGTGTGTATGGAATAGCGCCCACTTCCGGAGCCAACTTTCCGAGCGCAAAATTCGCCGTACTCGTTCCGGCCAATTGGTCGGTGCGATTTCTGGTGAATACCGCAAGAATGTCTCCAGGCTGAGGCAAGAATCCACTGATTGTGTCGCCCATGCCAATTTCAGCCGCACCGGTTAGAAGCGTCCATTGATACGGGAAGCCTATGCCGCTGAACTGCATTGATCCACGGAATGAATAGACCAAATGATTCTTGTGCGCGCAGACATGATTCGGTGTGTCGGTTGTCATTCCCGTAGCGATAGGAACAAAAACCGTACCGTCAAACTCGAATCCGCGATTAGTTCCGTCGACGCCGTACATTTTCATGGTGTCGGCAGAGCCGGTAAAGTTATGCTCGATGCACTCGTACCGACCGCCCTTGACCAGCGTAATCGCCGTCTGAACTCCGGATAGCGTAACCGTTGCTCCAGATCCAGTACAAGTTGCCGCGCCAGCCGTAAAGTTACCGCCCGATGGATTGGCAATGATCAAACGGCCTACCGCAGTACCGGACCACGCGCCAGATTGAAGGGCAACGCGCTTGACCGTGGCCGTCACACCGCCTTGCGTCAGCGTGTCAGTATCCAAAGCTGTGGCTGTTCCGCCCGCCGTGAAACTGATTTCGTTGTACAGCGTGACCTGCTCCCATCCGGAAGCGGTTGCCTTGAACATATCCGCGGCGGTATCTCCGGCGTTATTCCGAAAACAATACAGAATTCCCTTAAGCATTCCCAGGCCGAGTATTCCCCCGCTTCCTGTAGGAACTGCAATATCCGCTCGGTAATCATCAGCCGTGGCATTTCGAGCAACAGCATCTTCATAGGCTGTTGAAGCACCAAAGCGTGTCGGCGTCATGGTAAATGCGCCTACGGTGACACCACCTACCTTGAAATCCTCGACAACAAACGTCGAAACAGCCAGCTTGGTGAAGTAGATCTCGGTACTATCGACAATAATGACCTTGCCTGTTGCGGTGCTGGTTGCTCCGGTGATCGTGTCGCCTACCGCAACAGATCCAGAAAACGTCGCTGTTGCGTAGTAATAGACGCCATCAGAGGGTGAAGTCTTGCCGCTGTACCGCTCATATCCGTCAATTCTGTCGTAACCGCTCATTGCCCCAACAACGTAGTTCATCAGACTCCGCGCAGCGCCGGGGTCAATGGATAGGGCAGGGGATTCGAGATCGATACCACCAGACAACTTAATGTACTTGGTATCGACCTTTGGCCACCTAATCATACCAGCGTTCCGGCAAGAGAAATTTCGGGAAGTTGATCGCTGCGCAGTCCTCGCAGCATGCTTTTGTAGTTCTTTTCGCCTTTGTCGTAGCGTTCTATAGCATTATTGGACTGAGCCATGAGCATCAATCCGCGCCACATAATAATCATGTGGTATTTTGCCGGTATCAAGGGTTCGTCAGAATTAGCCGTCATGGCCTGGGCCCGCTTGAAATACTCTCCGGATACGGTATAGATGTCGTTCGGTGTGGGGCCAAGCGCCAGCGCCTTGTTCGGCATGATCGAGAAGTGAATTGGCTGGTCTGTCAGGGTTCGACGCGTTCCGAAGTTGTAGTAATCCCGAAAATCATCCCATTCCTGGTAGCCAAGCCATTGCTCTCCGCCGGCCCCGGCAGAAGTCAGGTAGCAGGAAACGCCGCCTTCTTTGCGCCAGTCACCGAATTCAGTCAGACCGAGCGCTGTCGTGGTGTAAGCCTGCGTATTGGCAATGCTCTGAAACGAGAATTCATTTCTCAGAAAAAGCCAATTTGAATGTAGGTTCTGGATCAACTCATAGGCCGTATCGATCGCCTCAACGACTTTCAGCATGTCACCAGTTTGATTGACGGTCGTTACCGGAGTGGTATCGCTTCCGGAAATTCCGGCCTCGCGCCTTAGTCGTCGGCACAAATCAAGTCGGTTCATGGAATTCTTCCGAAGAGTTGAAAATTTGGCGGTTTGTCACTCCCCGCAGGGCCGCCTTGCGGGAGAAAGCTACGCGAAACGCAGAGAGTTCTAGCCAACAATGCCCATGTTCTTGGCAACAGTGACCAACGAATTGACATTGGTTGCGGTATCGGAGGGATTACGCTTCAGCTAGGATGCGCTTCAGCCATTCCTGCCCTTTCGGGGTGTCATCAATGACAACAAACGGGTAGGCTTCCGCGGTGTGGGTCGGATAAACGAATTTATCCTCGCCGTCCGGGCCTTTGATTTTCAGGTTATCGAATGTCGTTCCCTTGGCTCTTGCAAGCCTCTCGACAAACATGCGGCGGCACTTGATTTCCTCTCCCCGAGGAAACCGCTGAACACGCCCATTGACATAAACATCCGGCAATGGATTGGCGTTCTTGTCGGTCGATGGATGAACCCTGACAGTGACAATCTCATTCATAAAAGCCATTTCTTCGTGCCACTTCTTGCTGCGAATGCGCTTTCCGTTGGCATCAAATCCGATACGATCCAATTCGCCGCCTAAATGATGGCCGTCGACCTGTTCCGATCTGGGTTTGTTAAGTTCGCCGTTATCCTGAAACTCTCGGGTGCTGTCCTGGCCAACCTGTTGTTCCTGTGATTCAACCATCTTGCGTGGTGTATATGTTCGTGCCATCTTGATTTCCTTTTCTATGGGAATAAAAAAGCCGCCCGAAGGCGGCTGTTAGTTGAGTGCTACAGGGTTAAGCTATTTGCGGACGATCGGGAAGTGTTGCCACATTCACAATCACATTGGTGAAGCCTGTGGTATTCCAATTCGACGTGCCAAAGGTCACAGTTGTTGCTTGGCCGTAATGCTTCAGCACTTGATACGCGAACGGGCAAACATCATCCGGAATGAGCGGGAAGGATGGCGCTTCGGCGAATGTCCCGGCAGAGTCCAGCGTTTCACGCGAACCCATCAGGCACTTGACCGTACCGGACGAGTTGTAGGCCCAAACAACGACAGTGCCTTGACCACCAGCCGAAGCAACGCCAGTCAGTGTCTTGGTAGAGTCGGAGAAGGCCACGCTATCACCATAGTCCGAAGTCGGCGTAGTCTGGTCCGCATTGGTGCCGGACTTCGAGTACATCTTGCCGCGAATCGAGAAATCTAACCGAACGGTCGTGTCATGCACCGTTTCAGCCCCCGTTGCAGTCAAAAGACTGTTGCTGTGCGCCATGGTGACGCCAGCGAGATCGATACTTTGTGTCATGTGAATCTCCTGAAAAGAAAAGCCCGCCAAGGCGGGCTATGAGGGGTTTGTATTCTACCGTAACGGTATATCACCAACACAGGTAAATACCTAGCGTATGCAACCTAACTTAACGAACTTACCCCTGCCTCAATCACCGCCATGAATCCGTTATTAACCACCAGAGCGGCGGACCAGAAGGACGCACCGCAATAGCCGCGTTGACCGAGGATGTCGTTCTTGTCGCGCTGAGTGTGGGGAATGATGTTCATGTCGAACGAATCCTCACCTTTCAGTGCGATGTCGAACGTGCATTCATCGCCACAGACGATAAACGGATACACGTCGATGTTGGCCGCAGCGTTGGTTGTGGCGTAGAGCGCTGCATTCGCGCCACCGGCATCGGCATACGCTGCCAACTCAGGAGACAGGATAAAACGGAACTCTTCGCAAGATCCTATTTCCTTCGGGCTAATCGTCTGCATTCCGGCGTACTTGGCAACCGGAACGAAACCAGGCAAGTCGCGGATGTCGGCCGCGGCGTCGGTATGCACCATCACCAGGAAAGCATCTTCGATGGCGGAAGTGTCATAGTCCGGGCCTGGACGGATAATGCGCGACTTCTTGCCGGCGTGATTTGCCAGCAAACCGCGTGCCGCACGGCGCAGAATCGTCAAACTGATTGCCTCGTCAGTCGTTGCTCGACTGGTACCACCGGAATAGAAGATGTTGGTACAGGCTTTCATCGCGCCGTAGCGGATCATTTCCTGCACCAGACCCATGCGCTTACCCATGATGCGCGACATATCCTTAGGGATGTTGTCCTCATGCAGTTCGGCGGTCTTGTTCGTCCAGCCGTAAATGGCGCCATACTGGTTGATTTGGACGTTCAGATACTGGTCGGTCAGCGTTTCGACGTTCGGGGTAACGCCTTCCTGCAGAAGATGTCCAACAGCCGTCACCGACCAGCGATTGATCGTGTTGGCATTGGTTGTGGCGCCACCGGTCGGAATAATCCGGCGATAGCTCACGTTGTCGCCCTTATTCTTGGGGATCTGCTTCATTTCGCAGCCCAGACCAAGAATGATGGTCGGTTCGGCATAAGCCAGGGTTTCACCCAGAATTTCATTCACTCGGCCAGGGGAGAGGCCATATCCTTGTACTGCCATGATGTTTCTCCTAAAGAGTTAAGTCACATTCGCTTTCCTGCTACGCGTTCGTAGCCAGCGAGAATGCTTTCCTTGTTTGATTTGACTTGCGGCGTAGTTGCCGCACCATTGGTCGGAGTGATCGCGTTTTTTAGGCGATCCTTGCTTTTGGTGTTGGTCTGCGTTGGCTCAGTTGATTGTGGATGCGCATGCTTCTTAACCTGCCAGTCCTTAAAGTCGTCCAGCTTTTCAGCAACGTAATCCGGGTCCATCGATCGCAGAAAACGACTCTTGGCGCGTGGCGTGAGTGAATCAAGCCATTCCTTGTAATCGTCAGTCTCGCGTACAGTGAACCAATCCGGATGCGCTTGCGATAACTCTGTTTGCGCTTCTTCAAGTCTCTTCTTGGCCTTGGCTTCTTCGCGTTCGTCAATCACTTTTTGGATTGCTTCCGCGCTCATGCCATTGCCAGAAGATCCAAGTACCCTGTTAAATGCAGGACTGAGCTTTTCAGCCAGTTCCGGATACTCGTCGGCAAGGTCTTTCAACAACTCTGAGGCATCGGCAATGTTGGCTGCAGTGGCATCTTTTGAAGTAGCCGGCGCCGCCAATCGTTGCGTCATTTCCTCGAATCGCTGTGAAAGTGATCCGTATCGACCATTCACATCCCGTAATTGCTTGACCAAATCCGGAATGCGCCCGACTTGCTCACGTAAATCAGCAAGTTCATCGACCTTCGCTCCAACCTTCTCTGGCGGCGTTTCCGCGGTCGGAGTGGGTTCAGTCTCAGGTTCGATACCAGCTACTTTGTCGTATCCAGCTTGGATGCTGGATTGAGCTTCTTCAGGTGTTTGTTGCTGCTGGTCTGTTGATACGGCAGCGCTTTCCTCGACGCTTTGACCTTCCATTTGCAATCTCCAAAAAACAAAACCGCCTCAAGGGCGGTCGATCCAACGGGCGGCAGAGCTTTACTCCGTGGTCCGTTACCTTCTCGGGGGCTGACTTTCGTCAGCACCCTAGAGCCTTTAATCCTCCGGCATCACTGTCCGGGGGTTTTCAAGTTTCAATATCAGTTGTGCTTCTGCGAGTCGTCCGCGTAACTTGGCGGTCGCCTCTGGGCTTAAATCGTTGTCGTTCTTGCGCCGATGGCTATCAATCCGGGCCTGCAAATAGACCCGCAACTTCTGCCACACCGGGGAAGCCAAATCCTCCTGGCTCAGAATCTCGGTCATTCCTGGAATGCTCGTCCTGGCGTAGCCCTACCTGGAGGTTCAAAGCTCGGTGTGGCCACTTGCGCAGATCGATAGGTGTCCGACATCGCCAAACGAATCTGTGCCCGCAATTTCATCGTTTCCCGAGCCAGCGCAGTCTTGAGCGTGTCATCGTTCATGTTCTTGTCGCCGTCCAGCTTAGCCGCTTCCAGAGTGGCATCGAGTTTCTTTTCCCACTCGCGGAAGGCGAATTCCATATCGGCCTGATGTTTCTCGAACGCTTGCGTGGCCTGAAGTTCCTTGTCTCTGGCCTGCAATTCCATGCCCTTGACCACGATGCGAGGGTCTTGAGGGTGGTTCTGCTGCATGGCCTTCTTCTTGGCCTCGTCGAGTTCCAGTCGCTTCGGGTCAAGCCGTTGGCTCTTCAGGACTTCCTGCATGGTCTTTTCCGGGTCAAGTCCGTACACTGGATTCGCGGAAGCGCCCAAGGTCTGAATCAGTGCCTGAGTCTGCATATCCCGCTCGACAAGTGCGCTCGAACCGCGAGCATCAATCTGGAAGTCGCCCTTTTCGGCATCGTCCTCGCCATGCAGCAACAGCCACTCGTAATACCGGCCAATGTGGGGCTCGGTAATCCGGTCATCAAACGTCCTGGCAATCCTGCGCAGCACGCTAGAAGCATTGTTTTGCAGCATAGTCATGCCGCCGACCGTATCCGGAGCCTTGCCTTGCTGTCCCTGCAGGAGCATCGGCAGTCCAGTTTCATCTTCGGCGCGCTGCATCCAGAAGCTGATGATTGCCATCAATTCCTGCTGCAAACAGGTGATATTCACCCAGGTAATTGCGTCCTTGACGCTGCCCTCGAAGTCATCTGTGGTCACAAACACGGTTCTCGGGCCAAGTCTGAAGTTCCCGCTACCGTCTGCCGGCTCAATCTTCGAGCGATCAATGATGAGCACCGGACCAGAAGACAGGCCGGCGTTGTCCATCAGGTTCCGCGTTCCGGCATTTACCCCGTCTTGACTGGTGCGCATTTGACGAGAAACGCCAATTCCAGCCCAATGCCCCGGGCGGCGCTGCCAGATCATCACGTCATACGGGAATTCACCGGAATCCAGTGGCTCCAGCATCGCCTTGATCACGGTGTCATTCACCATGACCACGATAGCCGGGTATTGCTCTTCATCACCGCATTCGCAGCCCGCGGCTTCCAGATCCTCAGAATCTAGGTAGCCGTGAAAATACCAGATTTCAAACTGCTCTTTCTCGTTCGCCTTGTTTTCGCGCGGTCGCTTGCTGTTTCCATGCCGGTCTTTCGGGCCATCCTTCAATATCTGGTCAATCTTGTCCTTCAGATACGTCGGATCACGCTTCAACTCGGACAGAATCCGCGCGCTGATGTCGTCGCGTTCGAATACAAACTTTCCCTTCTGGATGTTTTCGCCGCAGGAAGGATCAGGATAGAAGTTCCAGGGATTCACCACACGGCTGCAGGGAAGGATCTCATCCTTGATGATGATGCCAACGCCTTCCATCGCTCGGACCACTGCACGGCGACGAATACTCTGCGGGCATGGACCTTTCAGAATCCCCGTGCCGATTCGAGCCGCATCCTCGATCACCAAACGGACTTGCGCATGGTATTGACACTGCACCAGCCAGTCATCCATGCGGTCCCGAGCCTTTTCGGCCGAGTCCTTAGCCTCTTGAATCGCTTTCTTTGCCAAATCAGCCGTGGTCATCGGCCTGGAAACAGGACCAACCATCGGATTTCCGTCCGGGCCCATCATCGGTTGGCCGCCCATCATGGTCGGACCTTGCTTGGGCTCTCCGTTTTCGTCAAGTTCCGGCTGCATCACCTGATTGCCGGACTCATCCATCACTGGCGTCTTGTCCTTCAACTGCCCAATCAGGTCCGGTATCGGTGTCGGGCGAATATCCCAGTTCCGATCGTCAGTCGGAAGCAGCATGTCAGAGACTCTTGCTGCTGCGGCATCAACATACGGGCGAGTGAGCTTGACGAAGACCGTCGAGCGCTTCTCTTTGTTCGCCGCAGCCTTCTGCTCGATAATGACCCGGCCATCCGGCGAGGTCGGCTTGAGCTTGTGTTCTTCTCGGTTGTACTCGTCGATGCCCTGGTAATACTCTTCGTCTTCCAGCCAAGCAGATTCAATGCCGGACGATTCTCTGGCCTTAACGGCCTCATCGCGCAATTCCTTGATGCGCGTACCAAGTCCTTCAAGGCGCGCAGTGACCTCCTGCTCAGATAGGCGAGTCTCTTCCCCGGCCTCTTCCGACTCGCCGGTTTGCATGAGTTGATCCATGGATTACCGACCAGACATGCAGATATTCAAAGCTACCGTGCTTGCCGCGGTAAAGATCAGGCGCAACGCCCAAACCGGGAAAAGGATTGAATTGGTATTCGCCGCTAATGAAACGTAACTATTCACAATTCGCATGGTCATACTCCTGAAAATAAGCGCTTTCTAATATTAGCGGTAGCTTATATTCAACAACGCTAATATTTGAATATTCGGAATTACTAATATTCCAATCTATAACCGTAGCCCGTTGATCCGCACCCCACCCCCAACCGACTGCTGGAAGCCAATGCTTGTGATACGCATCTAAGGAGCGAGGAACATACCGGGTATTCCAGACCGCCTGTTATCGTACAGGCCAGGACGCCGCCCCACCGTTCTTCGAACGCGAAAGCCTAAACTCTCTGCGCCGGTATATATTAGATTTCGCTAATATGCCGTGGTCGCTTTACTGTGCTTTGAAAGGTCTGTTTATG